TCAAAAACATAGCAAACAATATAGCAAAGCAAACAATATAGCAAATAACATAACAAATGACATAGCAAATTCTATTCGGTTCTGTTCGGCTCTGTTCGGCTCTACGGCCGCTTTTGATATGACATAATTCATCTAGGGCCTCCTTTTTTTCCTTTTTTGTCCTGGCCTGGCCTGCGAGAGGTATGTATAATAATGGAGGACGAGCCGACGGAGATCGGGATCCGTGATAAGGTCGGAGAAGAGCACGGCCAGGTCGTCGCGGTCTTCTTTTTTAAGGTCGAGCTCCTGGATGAGGGCGTGGATGTATTCGACGCGGTCCCTGTCCGTCATGGCCCTATTATGTCTATGGCCCAGGACGCGGGCGCGTTCGTGGGCGGGGTCGAAGCCTTGGACCTGGTTTGCCAAATGGTCCGGGGGTATGAATTTTGGCCCGCGCCCGGTCAGGAGCCAATCGGGAGAGACGCCGGTGCGGAGGGAGATTTGTAAGATCACTGTGGATGCGGGAATTCTTCCAGAATAATAGTTAGACAGACTGGTATAATGAACTCCTATTCTGCCGGCGAACTCTCCTTTCAATTCCCCCTCTTTGCGAAGAGAATCTAGCCGCCGACCAAATTCAGATTTGGGCCGCTGGCTCATTAAGTATTTCTCTCGCCCTGGATATATCTTCCAGGATAATTCCCGAAGACCAACATCTCGGACGAGTTTATTTTTTTCATGGCTCCCCCTGCAAAACCGTCAATTGTCGTTTTTCAAGTCGAAAAATAATAATAATATCAGGCGCATATAAAATTTTCACACAAACATCTATTTTTTACTTGACATTTTTTAGACAATTGTCTACAATATTAGCACGATGCAGGAAGCAGCCCCCAGAACCGGCCCCATAGAGAGGATTCAAGATGATTCTCATTTCAGATGGAAAAATCATCACCAAGGTCATGATCAAGGAGATCGCCGAGGCCATGGGGGTTTCCCACGCATTCGCCCGCCAGATCGTCCGCGGCGAGCGCAAAATGCCGCGAAAATATGTCAAGAAGATCGAAGATGCCACCGGCATACCCCCGGAATTCTGGCCCACGGACCTGGCGGCCTGAAACGATCATCAACAATTTTATATGGCACGCAGGGCAAGGTGTCAAGTCTTTCCGATCCAAAAAAACTCCTGGACGACGGCAACGTAAAATGCGACCCGCGCGGATATTTTTTTACCGCTGTGACGGAGGCCCGGTTTTCCTTCGGGCGGTCTTCCTTCGCCGCCTCTCCTTCGCCGGGCCTCCGGGCAAACATACGCCTCACGGCAGTGACGCCGGGGGCGCTTTGAAAATCAATACGGAAGCGAGGGAACCATGGCGGAACAACTGATAAACGGGCTGCAGATTGAATCGTGGCGGGTGATCGAGGCCCTGGCGGAGCGCCAGTACGACCTGGCCTCCATCGCCGAGCTTGCCGCGGACACCGGGCTCACCCAAACCAAAATCCGCCGCATCCTGGCAACGTGGGAACGCCTCGGGATCGCCGAGCAGCGCGGCTCATTGTGGAGGTTGACCGAATATCTCCAGACACATCTTCCCCACCGCCTGGCGCTGGGTCTCGCCCAAAGATTTGCGGGCATGTGCCCGGATGGGGCGCCAACTCAAAAAGCCCGGCCCATAAACGCCCAGGAGAGGGCGAACGCCATCATGGACGAGCGCGAGAAAGAGATCGCGGAACAGGCCGGGGAGAACCACCCATGACTGACCCGCAAGGAAAGCCGCGGCGCCCGCCCGCGCGCCCAGAAAGGCCGCTCATCATCTGCAAGGAGTGCGGACGGGCCCTCCCGCACCTGGGGCGCGGACTGTGCGGCGCCTGTTACCTGCGGGTGCGGCGCAAAGAGCTGACCGCGCTCTGCCCCGAATGCGGCAAGCTCCGACCTCTTCTATATAGGAGCAACACCGGCCGCGTATGCAAATCATGCCATGACCGGGCACAGAAAAAACTGCCTATCACCTGCCCCCACTGCGGAAAGAAGGCCCGCCGCCATACAGCGGGCCTGTGCCAGGCATGTTGGCTTAAAGAATATCGCAAGAACGGCCGGAGCGTCCGGCTCGAGCCCGATATAAAGCGCGCCCTTACCCAATACGAGAGGGATCTGAAATGCGCGGGGACGCGCATCACCTTTGCCCGGCTGGTGAACGAAATACTCGACGTCCACCTTCGCGAGCGCAAATACCTGCCCTACAAGTCCCGCACCGGAAAATACAAAAAGAGGGGGCGCATGACCATGGAGGTGATCATATGAGCGTGAAAGCTTTGCCGTCGGGTACATGGTTGTTCTGCAACGTGCGGGCGGAGGGGTGCCATTTTTGCTTTCGGGCCAGCTCGAACGGCTCATCCATGTCAAAGGCCCGCCGGATTGGCGCGGGCGCGGGATGGACGACAGTGAAGGACGGGACCAACCTCGAGCTGGACATCTGCCCTCATTGCAGGCATACGTCCGCGGGCGGGCCTGGACCAGCCGTTGTGCGATCAGATAACAGGCAACCGAAAGGAAACAAATTGGCTGAAAAGGCGCGGGCTCTCCTGGCCGAGCGCAAGAGACTCACACAAGAACTCAAGGACCTCAACCAAAAGCTCAACGAAATCGACGAGGCAAGCGCGGGGATGAAGGAGGAATATTGTGGCCAATAAGAAAAAACCAGTAGCCGACCCCAGGGACAAGATCGAGCTGGCACACAACGCTTCCATCCAATATCTCGATGGCCAACCCTACCGATTGGAGGAGGTACTCGAGCGGATGGGCGCGAACATCGGCTCCATCAGCCGGTGCTACATTGACATCGGCAAATGCGCCCTGGCCATCAAGGCGGTGCACGGCCACGGCGAGTTCGAGAAGATCATGAAACAACGCTTCGAGGACCCGGGGATTATGACCCTGAGGACCATAGAGCGCTCGATGAAAGTGGCCAGATGGTACATCGCCAACGGCTCTCCCCAGCTCTCCTATTACAAGGATCTTCCCAGGATGAAGCAGCTCATGCTCGCGGCCGCGGACCCCGAGGACATCGGGGAGGACGGCTCGATCTACGGCTTCACCCCGGAGGAGCTCAAGGCCAAGAAATTCAAAGAGCTCGAAGCCGAGCTCGCCACCCTCCGGCGCCTGAACGACGACAAGACCCAGCATCTGAAAAAGGGCAGGGAGCAGCTCGAGAACGCGCGGGCCCGGATAAAAATCCTCGAGGAGGGACTTCCCGGACAGTCCGACAAAAAAATAGAAGAGATACTCGAGAAGCGTTTCAATGCTGTCTTCTCCGCGCTGGCCCGGACGGCATCGGACTGCGACGGCCAGCGCTTCTCCAAGCGGCAGAAGGTGATGATCTCCGGCTTTTTTAAGAATTGTCACCAGGCTCTTGACGAACTCTCGCAGGAAGCCGCAGACAAATTGATGGCTTCATAGGCCGGCACGCACCGGCGGGCAAACACGAATGAAAGACGAGCGCAAAAAGATCGCCTTCCACGCCTTCACCGAAGCGGGAGATGACGCGGCAAAGCGGAAGATGGCTGCTCAGCAGTTGATGCGATTGTGGTCATGCTCGGAGCGGACGGTGTATCGTCTGGCGCGGGCCGGCGGCTGGAGCAGCGGCCGCCGCACCCGTTCAGACAAGGGCAGGCGCAGCCTAGACAATGCGCAGATCGAAACAATAGAGCGTTTCGTTCAACTTTCCAAGAGAAAAGACCGCCACACCATCATGCCCATGAACGTGGCGCTCGATGTGGCAATCGGAGCTGGATACATATCCGAGCCCATATCCTGCTCCACCCTGAATCGTTATCTGAGAGAAGACCGCATGACGCGCCGGCAGATCGAGCACGATACCGATCTCGGACCCCACATCAATATGATCTCCAAGCACCCCAACCACGTGCACCAGTTCGATATCACCAATTGCGTCCAGTATTTTTTCGGCAGGGACGGCCCCTCTGCCGCGTTGAAGCATAGAGATATGAAAAAAGAGTTCTACATCAAAAAACCTGAGAACATCAAAAAAATAAAAAAATCACTCCTGCGCTTCATGCTGGTAGACCATTATTCCAACGCCTTTTACGTGCAGTATCGCTATGCCGCGGGAGAGCGAGCCATCGATGTGTGTGAATTCCTCCTTGAAGTCTGGGCCGGGCCCGGCTCGGACTGTGACCAGAATGTGGCTTTACCAGCGGGTATATACCCGCTTCGAGGACTGCCCGAGATTTTGGTTTTTGACGGCGGCTCGGCAAACGTGAGTGACATGGTATCGCATCTCACCGGCTCGCTCAACGTGCGCACCATCCCGCACCTGCCGGGCAACCCGAGGGCCAAGGGGTCGGTCGAGGGCATGATGTGGTTTTGGGAGCAGCAGTTCGAGAGCCGGCTCTCGATCCAGCCCGCGCCCGATCTCGACACGCTGAACCGATGGGCCCTCGAGATGTGCGCCCGTCTCAACGCCGAAAAGCCGCTTTCCCGCACGGGCATCTCGCGCTCGAAGATGTGGCTCACCATCCCGCCCGACAAGTTCAGGACCCTGCCGCCGATGGAGACGTGCAAAGAACTCCTGCGCTCAAAGCCCGAGGAGCGCACGGTAATGAGCAACTTGATCGTGAAATATAAAGGCTCCGAGTTCCGGGTCCCCGACCCGAACCTCGAGGGCAAAAAAGTGCTGATCTCTCTCAATCCATATCGTTGGGCGCCTGCACAGGCGCACGCAGATCCGGATGAAACATCGCGGGACCTTACCGGCACATGCCCGCGGAGAGCTGTTGATGTGACGTGGGTGAGTCCGGATGGAGAAATACACAAATACGAAGCATTGGAGGTTCTGAGGCATCCGGAGTCGGGCTTCCGGATCGGCGAGAAGACCGCGGTGTGGGGTGAAGAATATTCGAGCTGGCGCGACACCGACACCCAGCGCAACATCAAAGAGCTCCCCACGCTGGAGCAGATTGAGGCCGAGACGGCAAATGGCCTGCGGCCGTTCGAGGGACATCTGGACAAGGTAGCGCCGTTGGCGGACATCTCGTTGCAGGGACATCGACATTCCCTGGAGACGGATATCTCCCGGCCGCCGGAGATATCGAACACCCAGGCATTGATGATCCTTCGGCGCGAGCTGGGGAGGCCGCTCACGGAGGACGAGGCCGATCAATGCGCCTTATGCCGGACGCGCGACCAAGTGATGGAACTGGCGGAAGATATCTCACACAGAGAATATGGAGACACGGAGAATATAGAGGAAGAGGGGGCCTGATGAATCACACAAAAATCGAATGGTGCGATTTTACATGGAATCCCCTGCGTACCGTCTGCCGCCACAGATGCTGGTATTGTTATGCGGCCGGGATAATCCAAAGGTTTGGGCATGATTATCGCAAGCAGGCGCATCTGGACGATCTCGATGGGCCGCGCAAGATGAAAAAACCTGCCCGGATTTTTGTCGGGAGCATGACGGACATCTTCGGCGAGTGGGTGCCATGGGACACGATAGAACGCATATTCGCCGCGGCGGCTGGCTATCCGCAACACACATTCATTTTTCTCACCAAGAATCCGCATCGCTACCGCGAATTCGTCGGCCGCATTCCGGCCAACTGCTGGCTGGGGGCCACGGCCACCGACCAGGCACAATGGGATAACGCTTATAATGCCCTTCAGCTCGATGACATGCTTCCGGGCCACATCAAGTTTGTCTCCTGCGAGCCGCTTTTGCGACCTATCGAGCCGGGTTTGTTCACGCCCGATTGGATCATCATCGGCGCGCTTACGGGCCCGCGCTCCAAAGATTATCAGCCCGATCCCGGATGGATTGAGTACTTGATCCATTATGCGCGATGGTGCGGCTCGCCCATTTTTCTCAAGGACAACCTTGGCTGGCCGGAGAAGATTCAGGAGTATCCAGAGGAGAGATGAAAATGTCCCCGGCTACAGTCTCCAGACTGAAAGCGATAAATACTCATGCTTATAATGAATCGATCAGGCACTCGGAGGCCCAGACCGAGAGCTTCGCATGGGCGGACAATCATAACAGGAGATTCACGCCGGAAGAGAACGCCAAGGGAAAAGAGGAGGTCCAGAAATGACGGGAGGGGTGCATTGCAATTTTTGTCAGCGGCCGCTTAAAAGCGTCTTCCTGATGATCTCTAACGGCGCTCCCGGCAGGGATGCGACCGCTTGGATATGCAACTACTGCGTGGATCTCTGCGCTGAAGCTATTGAGAGAGAGCGCGGGGAAATATACCACATGAACGTTGAACAAGGCGAATCCCCCGATTCCGGAGGGATGGGAAATACCTCAAAGTGATTGAGCAGCACGTCGAGCCGCCCGGGAAGACGCGGCGCTGGATACTGTTGAACAACGCCGAGGAGCATCTCGGCTGGATCAAGTGGTATGCACCCCTGCAGACAAAAAGAACGTACGAAGCAGAAAGGTGATGCAAAAGTGAAAATTATGCTGAAAGCGGTGATGGAAGAGGCGCAGATCGGCACGAGGCAGATGGCCAGGGACCTCCGGGTGCCGGCCACCAACCTTTCGAATGTGATAAACAAAGGAGAATTCACGCAAAAGGACAAAAAAAACGGACTCAAGAAAAGGATCGAGAGTTACCTGCGGGAGGCGGGAGTCCCGGAGGAACGGCTGTTCATGATCTGGCGCGGCACGCCGGCAAAAAACGAGAGAGCCGCGGAGGCCGGCAAAGCCGTGTCCCGCGAGGCTCTCGCGTGGGAGGGAGAGATGATAAGCACGGAAGCAATGAACCATTTCAATCTCAAAGAAGATCCTTTTGACCGGAACGCGGTCGCAGGCGCAGCCGACCTTTTCAAGACGGCGGGCTGGAAGCGGGCCGCGGCGGTGATCGAAAAGGCGGTCAGCCGCAAGGGGTTCTGCGCCCTGTGGGGAGACGTGGGCGCGGGCAAGACGCTCATGTGGACCGAGATGGCCGAGCGGTTGGGGGACAATTATCGCATCATAAAACCTCTCATCATGGAAAAGGAGAGACTCACGGTTTACAACTTGCAGGAGGCCATCATCCGCGACCTCGGCTCCGAGCGTGAGGATTACAACGAGGGCATCAGGGGCACCAAGGAGGCCCGCGATCGGCAGATTCGGGACCTCCTCAATCTCTATGACTCCGAGGGGATCAGCGCCGTCCTTGCGATCGAGGAGGCCCACTGCCTGCCCATGAGGACGGTGAAGGCCCTGAAGAGGCTGCACGAGATACAGTTCGGTTACTCTTCTCCCCTGGCCATAGTGCTCCTGGCGCAGTCGGAGCTCCGCGAGATGTGGCAAGACATGCGGATCAGGGAGGTGACCAGGAGGTGCCGCCTGGTCGAGCTCCCCGGACTCCGCCCGGCCGAGATTCCCAAATACATCGAATGGAAATTCTCGCGCGTGAAAGAGAGCGCGGCCCGGGTATTCGACGACGGCGGACTCAAAGGGGTGGCCTCGTATTTCAAAAAAGGCGCGCCGCCGCTCGCGATAAACAACTTCTGCTCGTATCTGGTCAACCAGGCCTGCGAGCTGCAAAAGAAAAAGATCGACTCGGAATTGGTCGCCACGGCCCCCGGATAGCACCCGCGAGCGCTACAGGCAGTAAGGACCCGGAAGAATAGAAGCCGGGTCGGGTGGCCGGCACATGCCGGCAGCCCCCATGCTCCCGAAAAAGAGGACGAAATGCAGATACGAAACATTGAACAGGCTGACAAGGCGGGCCTCGAGCATCTCGAGCTCGAGCGCAAGATCGAAGCGGCAAAAGCTGAGCGGGACAAAAAAATCGCGAACATAAAAGCGGCCGCAAAGAAGGAGATCGATCCCCTGGAAAAAAAGGATAAGACCCTCCTGGAGGCATTAGGCGATTGGGCGCTCACCACCGATGAGCGCGACGAGGGCACCAGGGGACAGATCACATTGACCCACACGCGGATCACCATCAGGACGACGGAGAGATACAAATATCCGAGCCCGCTTCAAAAGGTGATCGACAAAGCCAAAAAACTCTCCCTCGGCCAGTTCGTCCGCGTAAAGGAAGAGCTCAACAAGGATCGCATCCGGGCGGAAGCCACGCCCGAGCAGCTCTCGGCCCTGGGAATCAAAGTCGAGACCGAGCAAACCGCTTACGTGGAGGCGCTTTGATCGCCATGCATGCGCATGGACCATACTCCGGCCCGGCGCGGCTCCGGCCGCGCCATGCTGGGAGGCCTGGAGGCGATCAGGGCGTGAGCGGGGGCCGCGCCAAAGGCCTACCTCCAGGCCTGCCAGCATGGGGCGGGCGCGGCCACGTGGCCGCAGACAAAGATGGACGCGAGACATGAGCGATAAAAAACTGAATAGCCCAGCCGGGCGGGATGTGCGACTTGAGATCATACAAGGGGACGCGCTCGATATATTGAGCGGCATACCGGACGAATCGGCGCAGTGCGTGGTGACCTCGCCGCCGTACTGGGGCCTGCGGGATTACGGGGTGGAGGGCCAACTCGGCCTGGAAAAAACACCGGAAGAATACGTCGCAAAAATGGTCGAGGTGTTCCATGAGGTGCGGCGCGTGCTCTGTAAGGACGGGACGCTGTGGCTCAACATGGGAGACGGCTACTCCTCTGGCGGGCGAGCAAAATACAGGAGCGGCGCTTCGAGCAATAAAGGACATCTGATTCAGAACGAACTGCCGCGCCCGAAAACACCGCCCGGCTTGAAGCCCAAGGACCTCATCGGCATGCCGTGGCGGCTGGCTTTGGCTCTCCAGGCCGACGGCTGGTGGCTTCGCCAGGACATCATCTGGGCCAAACCCAATCCCATGCCGGAGAGCGTGCGCGACCGCTGCACCAAGTCCCACGAGTACATATTTCTGCTTACAAAGTCCGCCAGATATTACTATGACCATGTGGCGATCATGGAGCCCTGCGGCTCGAACACCCACCCGAGGATTTCCCGCAAGGCGATGAAGCAGAAACTCGGCGGCCAACAGATAGAAGCGGGAGCGAATCCCAAGTGCGTGGCGCCGGGCCGGGGAATTAAGCAGAACAGGAGTTTCGCCGCGGCCTGCTCAATGCCAGCGCTGACGCGAAACAAACGCAGCGTGTGGACCGTGGCCATCCAACCGTTTCCTGGGGCGCATTTCGCCACCTTCCCGGAAAATCTCATAGAGCCATGCATTTTGGCGGGATCAAGGCCGAGAGACACGGTATGCGATCCCTTTGCAGGCTCGGGCACGGTAGGAGCGGTATCAAAGCGCCTCGGGAGGAAATTCGTCGGCATTGAACTCAACCCGCAATACTGCGAGATGGCGCGCGAGAGGATCAGGGCCGCGGCGGGCCCGTAGAGGCGGATGAAGGATGGTACAGGCCGACATTCTTCGAGAAGTCTCTGCGTCTCTGCATCTCTGCACTTCAAAAAGGGGCGTTCCCGATGGCTGATTCGGTTTGGATAATCCTGATTCTGGTCGGCCTGATGCTGGTGGTGATCGAGTACGAGCTGGGACCGAAACGGCCAAGGAAAAACCGCAGGATTCGACCGGCGAAAAGGCGGAAAAAATGTCTTCTTATCTGGAAATAATGCGTATCATCTCGAGGAAGCTTGAAGCTCACCGCGGGAGGGCGCGCGCTGTCAGCGGCAAGGAGCTTGCTGGGCTCGCCGGGTGCAGCGAGCGGGAGGTGAGGGAGGCCGTCGGGCACATGGTGAAGGTCCAAAAGAAACCCATCGGCTCACATCCATCAAGGGGCTATTTCTGGATAGTGGACCGGGACGACATGGAGCTCGCCACCAGGCATTTGAAGAGCCGGGCGGTGGACCTATTCGAGCGGCTGGCGGCGCTCAACAAAATGGATATCTTCAAGGCCGCTCAACTCACCTTGTTTGAAGCGCAACGACGCAAGGATGCGGAGGTTTGAATGGATTTCAAAGAACTTCAATCCATCTGTTACATGATCGTCCATGACCGCGGGTTTCATGATCACGATCCGGCGCCCGAGTTCTGCTTCGAGGTTCAGGACCTCATTCCCAGATGGCTAATGCTCATTGTGAGCGAAGCCGCCGAGGCCATGGAGGCTTACCGGCAGAACGACTTTGATAATTTTAAAGAGGAGCTTGCCGATATTCAAATCAGGCTGATGGATACTTGCGAGGCCATGGGGATCAACCTGGAGGCAGAAGTCCTGAAAAAATGTAAATTGAACAGATCGAGAGAGAAGATGCATGGCGGAAAACGCTGCTGATGAATATTTAACAGGCGTCTACATGAGCGCCGCGATCCCGAGAAAAAACGAGGACAAGCCTTACTATCCTCCTCCGGGGTGGACGCCGGTTTTTTTTGAGACACGAGAATTCGGCACGACAGTCTGGCTGCAAAAACATGGCGTGAGAACCGATCATGACTAAACCACAAAGTCGGCGCCCGGGCTCAGGAGGTGATCCGTATCGCCGCGACCTTGCGCGGATATGGGGCGGGGCCAAGTGGCTAGGGATGGACGAGGAGACCCTGCGCGACCTGGTGGAAGACTTATCAGGCAAACGTTCCATTTCACAATTAACCCCGCACCAGAGAAAATTGCTCATCCAAGATCTGGCAAAAAAAGGAGCTTATCGGGCGGGCGCCCGGACCCATGGCCGACCGGGACGCCAGAACGGCCCACAGCCAGCAGCTCGAGCCAGGCAAAGCGGCGTGAGATTAATAACCAGCAAGCAGCAATTGCTCATAGATCAGCTCTGGGAACAGCTTGAGAAGTACGAACGCAACGCGGCCTCGAAACAGTGGCGATTTGCATTTGTGCATCGTATAATAGGAAGGGGTTGGCCGCAGAAGGTGTGGGAGGCCCAGCAGGTGATCGAGGCTTTGAAGAAGAGGATAAAACAATCCACAGATGAACATAGATGAACGCGGATGGGACATGTTGCGCGGGCCACAGAAAGGGGGGGGCGCCCCCGCGAGGAGGACCTGAAAATGAAAAGGAATTTTTTAACGGCACTGAGTTTGATCGGATTTTGCCTCGCCGTGTGCACAGCCTGCGGGGGAGATAGCGGCGGCGGAGGCGGCGGCTCCAATCCCGGCCCCGGGCTCGAGCCTCCCGCGGCCCCGGTCGATGTGTATTACGAAAAAGTCGAGTGTCTGGAGAACCATGACTCGTGGGGGATTATCAAGGTCAGGGTGCGGTGGGGAGACAGCGCGGACAATGAGGACGGCTACGACGTGGAGGTGACGTTTGAAGGAGGCTCGGACTACATCCTGCGTGAAATGCCGGCCGACTCGGACCGCGCATTCGTCGAGATCACGTTGGGGGACGCCGGGCCGACTTATTGCTCTTTCTATGTGACCGCCTGGAATGAGGCGGGCGAATCGGATACCGTGAGCGGCGGCCGGCTAGATTGGTATCCGGAAGCCTTCAACTTCTGCCAGTGACGCCGCTGGGGGCCGGGTACAAATAAAGGCTGGGTACAAAATCGGCTCCCCTTGGAAAGGCTCGATTTATAAGGCTTTTTTAGGCTGGAAATTGTCTATTCTGTTACAATTTTACCCCATTTTTTTCTTGACAAATGTAACATATCGTGTTACATTATTATCAGATGGAAGGGAAGAAAACAAAAACAACTGACCGCTCAAGTGGCAACAAGAAAGAGGAGGAATGAAAATGATTTTTAGAATCTTCATCGAGAACAGGATTTATGGGCCGGCGGATCCTTTCATGCAATTCAATAATCGCGATGAGGTTGAGAATTTCGCACGCGAGGAATTTGCATCAGATTTGGAGGCTGGCAGCAATATCATTATAGAGGAATGGAGGGTGAGCGATTTTCCCGATCCGGAATCTGTGCGGCCGGGCCAACTTAATCTCACACTCCAAGCATCAGCCAAATTTGATGATGATAAAAATCAATTTCGCTGGGATTCCTGATCGCTCGAATGTTCAACCGCGCGCGCTACAATGAGGCCCGCGAGGCCCTCGGGCTCACCCACCAACAGGTGGCCGACCAGGTCAGGGTGGACCGCGTCTCCATCCACCGATGGCTCAGCGGATCGGCCCGGCCGACCCTGGATCACTTGGTTCGCCTTGGGCAGGTTCTGCAAATCGATTGGCGGGAACTTGTCGATGGCTAGGCGGCGGCGCTTGACAAAAGCTGAATATACCATTTATAATTAATACATAGGTTCTCGCTTCCGCTTCAACGGGCGCTCTTCCCATCCTCGGGGAGGGGCGCCGGAAATCACCGGGCACGCGCCCGGCCCCCGAACTGATAGCCCTCGCAATATAAAGCTCCCTTGATTTCGCCCCCCGCGATGCGAGGCGCACATGGGCGACCTTTCGCAGCATTTTTCAAGCTCGGAATTCACATGCGGCTGCGGCTGCGGCTTTGATTGCCCGAGGCCCGAGCTGATCGAAGCCCTCGAAACCCTCCGCAGATTCATTGCCGACAAACATGGCGAGCGTCCCATAAAAATCCTCTCCGGCTGCCGCTGCTCCCTCCACAATAAGGCGGTGGAAGGCGCCAGGCATTCGAGGCATCTCTACCGTGATGCCGCTGACATCGCCGTGCCCGGACTCACCCCCGGCCAGGTGATGGAGCTGGCGCAACGCGTCGGCCCAATCAAATCCACAAGCGGGGGGGTCCCCGACGGCTTCGGGGGCCTCGGCATAGGACACTCCAAGATACACGTTGATGCCCGGCCCAGGAAGGCCGACGGCACAAGGGCGCTGTGGACCTACGGCGACAGAAAATACAGGTGGGCGAAAGAATGAAACGCGGGTTTTCTTTTCTTTACAAGAAAGGCGACAAGGCCTCAAAGACGGCCTTCTGGCTTTTTGCAATCTTCATGGTGACCACCGGCTTTATGGTGATGGTGCTGGTCCGGATCGCCATGCTCCCGGATAATCTGTTTGTCGAGGCCCTGGCAAAAGCCGCGGCCTTCTACGGCTTTGTGCAGGCAATAATCGCCATGCTCTACCACAAGGGGAAGAACGGACAGGCTTAGGAGGTTTTGGAATGTTCGACTGGATACCAAAAGCGATCGAGACGACCAAGAAATTCGTAGGCGACGAGAATTTCAGGAACGAGGTCAAAGAGGCTCTATGGGAGGACGGCTGCGAGAGCGCCGCGGCGCTAATCTGCGACGTGGAGCGCGTGGTTGAAAAAGCCTATGAGCTTTATGTGGAGGCAACTACTGGCTCGTAAAATCACATATGGCGGGATCGTCATTCTCGCCCTTTTCCTCGTTGCGGCTTTGTGGGGGTCCGCAAGACAATACAGCCTGCGGAAGGCCGCGGCCGGGGAGCTTTCGGTCCTCGGTAAGAAACATCTTGCAACCCTGAATGATCTCGAGGATGCGCGTGCCCGGATCGCTTTTCTGGATTCCGAGCTGGCCGAAGAGAACGAACGGGTGGCTGAACTCAAAAGACGGATCAACCAGGGGGCGAAAAACACCGAGGTCGAGGTCCCCGAGGCCTGCGGGACTTGCGCACAGATTCCCTTCCCTCTCGAGACCGACAACCGTTATCGGCGCTGCTGGACCGATGATGCATGGAGTGAGCCGCTGCGGGTGGAGATCAAGGAGCCTTACGACTCGATGATCATCGGGCCCTACAAAGACGCTTACGGCGCCTGCAAGTCAGAGCTGACCCGCTCGGAGCGCTACCATCCGGTGAGGCTGTTGGCCGAGGGCTCCGGCGCTTACGGTTTCGCGGGCGCGCACGCGGGTGCGAGCGTATTTATCGAGACCGGCAGGAGGTGGAAGCTCGGGGTGGGCGCCATGGCACAGGCCGATTTATACGGGTCCGGACAGGTATCCGGCGATGCGGCGCTGGCCGTGCGGCTGCGCTACAGGATGTGGCCGAGATGAACGATCGGGAAAAAGACGTAATCGCGCGGGACGACCACAAGTTCCGCTTGGAGGTGCTGACCAAGCTGGGGGCGATGGAGGCCAACCACAAGGACATGTGCCGGAGGCTTGACGAAAACCACGAGACTCACCAGGCGATCTTCAATAGGATGGACAACATCGCGGGGGACATAAAAAAGAACAGCAACGATGTAAGCGAGATAAAAGGAAAGGCCTCAGCCTGGGGAGCTTTTATGGGAGCGTTGATGGGCTTTCTGGCCAGCCTGGGAATAAAAAGTTGGACATGAGCAAGAAGAAAATACAGAGCGGGAAGCTGGGTTCGGGAACGGGCACATGCCCGTACGGACAGCGTTTCCGGCGCGAGTGCAAGCTGATCTACATGGAGCAGCGCACGCTGGCGGGGGTGATTCGCACATTGAAGGCCCGCGGATATAAGCATCCGCCCAACAGGAAGACCCTGACCGAGTGGCGCGACGAGGAGGGCTGGAAGGAAGCGCTCACCATCAACGACCAGATCGCGGGCGCCGAAGACCTCGAGGATAAGGACGAACTCGAGAAGCTCCTCGCGCAGGTCCAGACCATGAGGAACGTAGCGTATAAAAAGATAGTGCGCGAAAACGACGGTGTGTTCGAGATCAAGGAGTCGAACTCGCAAGATTTTTACGCCTACAATCGGCTGGCCCAGACTGAGGGGCTTCTGATCGAGAACTTGCGGAAGGCCCGCGCCGCGGAGGCGGTCAAAACCCCGGTCGAGGCTATCTTCTCCGCGCTGAAAAAACATCCGAAGATCGGGAAATTGCTCTCCCGGCGCGACGTGTTGGAAGAGGTGCAGTCGCTCATAGCCGAAGAGAAACTCGCCTACGCCAGACGTGAGGTGGGATTGGCGTGATGCAGGACGCGATTGAACATCTCAATGAATTCTCAGGCCTGATCTCACAGGACATTTATCGCGACGAGCGTGAGCGGGCCGAGCGTGATTCGGATTATTTCGCCGAACATTTCACCCGCTGGCCGCGTGAGGCCTTTCACAAGGCCTGGGCGCGCCACATGCGCTCATGTGGCCCCGGCGAGATCAGGATGTTGCTCGCTCCCAGGGAACACGCAAAAACGCAACAGATAACGGCCAACGAGACCGCCATCGCCTCTCTTGCAAATCCTGATTTCAGAACCGCCATCGTATCCGATACCAGTGACATGGCCAAGAGGATGGGTCGCCGGATAAAAAGCATTCTCACCTCGGATAAGGTCAGGTCACGATGGGGAGATGTGAGAGGCGACAAGTGGTCGGACACGGAGATGACGCTCTCGGGCTCGACCCTCGATGAGAAGGAGGCAACAATCACCATCCTTTCCGCGGGCGGTCCGGTCACCTCCGGCCATTACGAGCGGGTGATCCTAGACGACGTGGTGGACCTGGAGAACTCGAGGACGCAGCTTCAGCGCGACAAGACTTTCGAGTGGCTTAAAATGACGCTCATCCCGGTGGTGGCCCGCGGCCAGTTATGGGTGATAGGCACCCGCTATCATTTCGACGATCTCTACGGAAGGCTGCTCGATCCCGCTCATTGGAAGACCGGGGTGAAAATGCTGCGCTCGAAAGCCATCGGCGACGATGGCGCGGCCCTATGGGAGAGCTACTATCCATTGGAGCTTCTGGAGAAGCTCCGGGCCAACCTCGGCCCGGTCGAGTTCAACGCCCAGTACCAGAACGACGTAGAGGCCATGAAGGGCTCGGTGTTCAAGGCCGAGTGGTTCAAGCGCTACAAGAAGCTCCCCGCCGGCCTCCGGAAGTATCAGGGCTATGACCTCGCGATTTCGGACAAGGAATTCGCAAACAAGTTTGCAGGCGCGACCGTGGGGGTCGACCAAAAGAGCGGGAAAATTTACGTCGTGTCCGAATTCCAGGGCCGGCTTACATTCAAGCAGCAGGAGGAGAAGGTCAAGGAGCTTTTCGAACTTCATGATCGGGGCCGCTCGCCGGTGATGCGCGTCGGGATCGAGTCCAACCAGTATCAAGCGGCCCTGGCGCAGAACATACGGGTCAGCTCGATGGTGCCGGTGAAGGCGGTGCACACCCACAAGGACAAGATGACCCGCGCCCTGCGGGCGCAACCCCATTTCGAGAACGGCAAGGTGTTTTTCCCCATGGAGGGAACTGAGAGGCTCGAGGAGCAGCTTCTGCGTTTCGGGCCAGACATGAAGGACGCAAAAGACATCGATTTGATGGACGCCTTTTTGATTGCGCTCGAGACCGCGGGCAAGGCCGGAAAGCGCGGCGCGAGACGCACGCATAAGCCGCGAGGGATGTAACTTGGGTTGGTTCAGTGACATAAAAGACCGGCTGACCTTCAGAAACTGGGGAGGCCGCTTCTCGGGCCGGTACCGAGATCGCAGCTCTTTCTATGCAGAGACCTATCAATGGCTTTCAGATATGCCGGAGCTGTCCACCTCCGGGAAGGACCCCTATTATAGGGCGGAGAATCAATATCTCTCGAAGCATGACCAGTTTCGGCTCGAGCTCTACAAATTCAACTCGGCCCTTTACAAGGGCGATCATTACAATGCTTTCCGGTACGCGCAGTATCTTTACCGCTCAGGCATGATCGCCGATGACGTGCGGCTGGGACAGCTTTTCGGGCAGGGCGGCCTCGACATTCTGTTCGTCGCCATGAATCTTTTCAGCCTTACTACCGATACCTTCGCCGATCTGATGGTCGAGGCGTTGAAGGACGTGCAGAGTCCTGACGAGAAAACGCAGGCGGCGATCAATCGCATTTTCAAGAATTCGAATTTTCGCAAGCTCCTCCATCTTTCGACCGTGACCGGCTCCTACAAGGGCGACATTATCTGGAGCCTGGGCTGGTCGGCCGCGGACAAGAGGGTATGGATACGCTCTCGCCGGGCCGATACCTGGCTGCCGACGGTGGACCCGATGGATCGGATGAATTTCTCTGAACAGGCCTTCGCCCACCAGTTCAAGCTGGACAAGACGACCTATGTGGCGAGAGAGCGATACAGCGAAAATAAAATTTTGTTGGATGTGCAGGAGCTCGATTCAAAAACGGGCAACTTTTTCAAGGGAGAGGCGCCCGAAGGGATTTTCCGGGCGGCTTTTGGCGCGGATGCGCAGCGCGAGTACGAGCTGCCGGAGGCGCTCCCCGCGGTAATTCACACACCCAATAAGATGGGAGACGACGCCGACCCCTACGGCGACTCGGATTACGGCCGGGGCGTTCTCACCTTGGCGGACGAACTCAACCATCGGCTGACCCAGCTCGGGCACCAACTCGATAAACACGGCGACCTCGGCATGAGCGGGCCTTATCTCGAGGGCGAAGAGACCGAGAATCCCGACGGAGATAACCGCACCAACCGGGGAACGGGGGGAAAGTACATCGAGCGCGACAAGGAGGACCCGGAGCCCAAATACATCGAGATGCCCGTCGGCCATTTCCAGTACATCAAGGAAGAGATCGAATTCCTGACCGAAGAGATCGTCAGGCAGATGAGGATGTCCCCGCGGCTTCTGGGCTACAAGGCCGGGGCCGCGGAGGAGGCGTTCGACACCTTGCGACTGGCGTGCGTCAACACGCTTTTACGCAACACCAGCCGCATAGTCTATCTTAACGAGTCGATCGAGCGCATCTTCCGGAGCGCTTTGTCGGTGGAGAAGATGATCGGGCATCCGGAGGCAATCGAAGACCCGGAGGGCGTCGAGGTCAGCGTAAGCTGGGGAGACGGCTTCCCCATGGACGCCGAGAAGCGGGCCCGGATATGGCAGATCAGGACCGGGCAGAGACAGACCGCCACCGTAATGCAGGCGGTGCAGGACATGGATGGGATCGACGGCGCCAAAGAGACAGTGGCCGCGATCTTCGCCGAGAACGAGCAGGAGCGGGCCGAATTGATCGGCACCGGCCAGGCGGCCCGCGAGAGGCGGCTGCAAAGGGGATTGAATCCCGACCTCGATGGAGCGGAAAAAGCGGCGACTCCGCCGCGGAAAGAGCCCGAAATTAATGCGGGGCAAGAGCAGGCGGGACAACAAGTGCAGTCAAGATAAAAAGAGTTTGAAAAGATGAAAACGTCAGCGTGGGTCACCAGCCGAAACGAACCGCAGGCAATTCTTGCGGTATGGAGGCGGTTACATGGCCGCAGAAGCGATTAGCGAGCGCGCCATCGAGCAGTTCCGCGCCATTTTCGAGGATGCGCAGCGCGAGATCACTTCGCTCCTGGCCAACTACCAGGCATTGCAATTGCCGGGGGCGGAATTGGGAAGGCTGCGCGTTTTGTCGAAACAGATTGACGAGATACTCGATGCGGCTTACGACCCCGCGGCGCAATGGATCGAGACCTGGCTGCCGCGCTCGTACGGCAACGGGACCCTGTACGCCACCAGGTCGCTCCATAAACTGGGAGTGGCAGACGACACCGCACTCCGGGCGGGCTTCGCGGTGGTGGACAGAAACTCGATCTATGCGCTTACCGAGTCCATGGCGGACGATTTGGCAGTGATGCTCGACGGGATCGAGAGAAACATCACGCGGGTGATCAGGGCATCGCAGATGCCGATCGAGATAGACATCGCCTCATCGAAGGCGATAGGGACGGGGCTCGTGACCGGCAAGGGCATCAAAGGCATTCAACAGGAGCTTCTGGACATACTGGCCGGCCAGGTGATTCCGGGGGGGTATCGCGGCACCCTGCGCTCATACGCCGAGCTCTTGGCGCGGACCAGAACCCGGGAGGCACAGACCGCGGGGGCGCTGATACGATATGACCAATATGGAATCGAGCTTGTGCGGGTGCCGTCGCACGGGGGCGCATGTCCGATCTGCGCACCCTGGCAGGGGGCGGTGCTCTCGATCAAGGGAGAACATCCCGGCTACCCGAGCCTCGCGTCCATCGGCCCTCCGCCCTGGCACCCCAACTGTGTGGACGTGCTGGCGCCGTTCGTAGAGGAGCTGGCGAGGCCCGAGGAGATACAAGACGGCCAACAGGCGGCCGAGGCCGGATTGAGAAGCCTTAAGAAAGCCGCTTAAAAGGGGATGAAAATGGCGAGAAAGGCAGAGGTGGAGATAACGGACAATGACGGATATGTAGTGAGGATCTGGGCCGAGTACGATGACGACGGTGACCGCATTTCCAAGGAGATCGTGGAGGTGTTCACCGATGTTGACGGGGTGGCGGAATTTCTTAAAAAAGAGCTTAAAAGTAACGCCGGCGCCCGAAGGTAGCGGCTTGGTGTTTATGAACGTTTTGAACAGCCTCTTGGTGGTCGAGAGGCATAATTAAAGAGGAGAATGAGATGATCAAATCACTGCTGGAAAGGCTGCTTTTCCATCCCGGCGCCGCCGGCGGCAGCGGGATGGGGACAAACGGGACCGGAGAGGGAGACCCCCCGGCCGACGATAAGGCCGGCGCCGGCGGCGGCAAGACCAAGGATGACAACAATGGCGCGGGCGAACCTACCGACAAGCCCGGCGCCGGAGACGGCGGCGGCAAGGGAAAAGACGATAAGAAGGGGTTGGTGCCAGTGGCCGAGGTTGCGCAAGAGCGCAAGAAGCGCCAGGCGCTCGAGTCTCAGATCGTCGAGCTGAAAAAAAAGGACGAGGAGTTCCGGAAGAATCTTCTCGCGGCCCTCGATCCGAACGCGGCGGACGACTCGGACCCGGCGGAGATCGCGCGGGTGGCGAACGAGCGTGCCGCCTCTCTCGAGGCCAGGGCAAAATCGGCGCTTTTGCGCTCCGCTCTGACCGCGGCCGCGGCCCGGGAGGGCGCAACCGACCCTGCGGACATTTTTTTGATCCTTTCCGGGAAGGACGGGATCGAGGTGGACCTCGACACTGGCGAGGTCAAGGGTGCGGCCGAGGCGGTGGCCGAGCTGAAAAAGAACAAGGCCTACCTGTTCAAGGGACCGGCCGCTTCACCTCCCGGCGGGGGGACCCCTCCGGGATCAGATCCGGACCCGAACGCGCCTAAGAATGCGGACCTCGAGGATCTGAAAAAGCGGGCCGCGGCCGGAGACGATATCGCCCGGACGCAGCTCATGAAAAGAGTGAAAGAACTCAAAAAGTGAAACAAAACGTGAAAAAAGGAGAAAAACGAAAATGGAAATCTGGCTGATGGCCCTATGGGCCGCAATCAGCCCCCTTATAACCCCCATAATTGAAAACCTCACAAATCCCTCGAACATGCTTTTGTTCGGGATGCTCACAGTGGTGGGCATCACGGTGCTCGCCGCGGGCTTTCCGGGCAAGGCGATGTTCGACACCGTCCAGCCGGGCGGAGAGCACGCGGAGGACGTTGCGCCTCTGATCGAGATAATATCCCCGAAGACCACGCCTCTTCTTTCGGCTCTCGGCATGGGGCCGTACCCGGCCCGCAACATCCGCCACGAATGGCTGGAGGACGAGCTCCTGGCGGATGTGGTGACCCTCCAGGGCGCGGTGGGCGCGGCTGGAGGGTTCCTGACCGTTCCCGACGCCGACGTTTTCCAGGTGGGCGAGTTGATCACGGTCGGGCAGGTGCCGAATGACGAGATCATGCGCATCACCTCGATTAACTCGACCACCAACCAGGTGGGCGTGTCGCGCGGCTGGGGGCAGTCCACCGCCATCGCGCACGCATCCGGCGAGGAAATCCTCTTGGGAGGCGAGGTGTCGATCGAGGGCGACGATGCTCCTGACGCGCAGAAGTCCAACATGGACCGGCTCTACAACATCTCTCACATCTTCAACTACGCGGTCGAAATGACCGGCACCCGGGAGGCACTGATCGACCAGCACCTGGGAGACGTGGGAGACGAGTTCGCCTACACCAAGCAGAAAAGGCTGACCGAGGCCATGCGCGACCTCGAGGCAGCGGTGCTCTTCTCCGACTGGAACTTCGTGGGCGGCGTTCCGAGTTTGGGCTCGGCGACGCAGGTGCGAACGATGCGGGGCATCATGCGCTATCTCCGGCACGGGGCGCTGACCGGCGCGGGCGCAGCGGTGACGCCTCCGGCCAACTGCTTCAGAAACGTCGGAGGTGCGGCCTTCACCTTCAATAATTTCCGCACCCTGCAGCAGCAGGTAATTTACCAGAACGGAGCGGAAGAGGGCCAGGCCGACCTTCTGCTGATACCGCCAGCGCTGAAGGTCAGCGTGGCGGGATGGAAGGGCAACATCGCGACGGTGAATGCCGATATGAACGCCGAGAACGTGGCCCAGCTCGTAGGCACGGTGCTGACTGACTTCGGGACGGTGACCGTGTTGATGGTTCCGAGGCTCCGCGTATTCGGCAATGTTTCGATACTCCTGACCAGGAAGTTCGTCAAGGTCTTGAACCTCCAAGGCCGCTCTTTCTTCTCGATACCGATCGGAAAGACAGGCGACCGCAAGACCGAGGAGATAGTGGGAGAGTACACCTTGGAGATGAAAGGCATCTCCCAGGGCTGGCACTCCTATTGCTACAACTGGACACCATAAGAGTCTCAGAGGGGAAACGGGGGATCCTTTCCAAAGGATCCCCCATCCCCCCTCCTGAGCGTAAAGGTGAATAAATGGCGGTAAGCGCTTTAATAGCCACTGCGGCAGACCCGGATGCCAACACTTACGTGACGCTCGCCGAGGCCGAGGCTCTAATCGAGGACCGCATCCAGGGCGATGCCGAGACCGCGTGGGCCGCGCTGGCGGCAGCGGACAAGCGGCGTTACCTGATCCAGGCCTGCCGGATGATCGACGCGGCTCATCGCTACATCGGACGGCGGGTGACGGAATTGACGGACGAGGAGGCGCAGGCCCTGGAATTCCCGAGATTCTCATTTAATTACCGGGGCGGCAAGGCCAATATTGAGGCATACAGAAGCGCCGGGGATTATGAGATCGATAAGCGGGTAAAAAAGGCGCAGGTCGCCCAGGCGATTCACCTCGTGTGGCAAGTCGAGGTGAGCGGCGTTGGCGGCCCGGTGCCCGGAGGGGGAACCAGGGCCATGCTCCAGGCCGAGGGGGTTGCCGAGATCGGAATCGGGAACACCCGGGAGAAATACAGCGGCAAGGCGAACGCATTGTGTCCGGAAGCCGAAAACTGGCTCCGGCCGCTCATCAGGAGAAGCCATGCCATTTAAGGGCGGACATCGGATCCGCCGGCCGGGATACCCCGGCGGAGGAAGGAAATGATAAATGACAATAATGTAATGCCGATCCAGATCGTGGGACCAGCGGCGGCGCCCCGGAGAATCCGGGTACAGTCCGATTCCGATCATCTCGATCTCGGGCGCGCAAAAAATTTTTTGGTGGTATCGGAGTTCGACTTCTACTTCTTGATGAACAACGATCCCGCGGCGGGAGTGACCGCGGCCAACGGCATGCTTTGGCCGGGTATGACGCCGCTCTACATTTCGAGCGAGACGTATCGCCACATCCATTTCACCCGCTATAACACGAATGGCTGGCTCTACATAGTGGAGGTCATGTAGTGGGCGGCTTTCCATACAGCCGCCGCATACATCGGCGGTATCCGCCCAAGTTCGCCCGCCCCGGCCTGAACGCGCGCTTTAATGCCCTGGGGGACACGCAAATTTTTGATCTCGATCATGATATACGCTCCGACCATGGCGCCATGGCGGCATGGGTGCGGCCTTTGCATGCACCCGCTGACGGCAATCCCCATTTTTATATCCTGGCAGGACCGACGATTCCCGGGATGGGACTCAGCTATATAGGCATCGCCAAAATGGGTGCGGGTGGGGGCGATATGCTCCAGATTAGATATGACGATGGCGCGGGCGGACTGGCCTGGGCTCAGATAGCGGCAGCGGGAAACCTGACTCAGAACGTATGGCACTTCATAGCCGGCTCGTGGGCGCCCGACAGGATGAACTTATGGCTGGACGGAGCGCACGTGGCTGAAAACATCGCGGCCGTACCCGTGGGAGGAGACGACCTTTCGCAACCGTCTAACTTCGTAGTGGGATCGTTCGCAGGGCTGATTTTCGCTGCCAACGCTGATATAGCCGCGCCGCGCGCGTGGCCGTATGAAATTCCACCCTCTGAATATTTTAACTGGGTATACAACAATGAGCGCGGAAAGTTCGGGGTTTAGAAAATGAGCCCAATGGCGCACCTTTTGAATGATATTGTGTCGATCGAGGCCGTGACCGGCGTCAACAAGTGGAACGTAAAGACTTACGCCGCCGCGGTGATGGAAAAGGCGCGGATCGAGTGGAACCAGAGCGAGACCGAACTGGGAGGCAAGCAGAGCGCGCCTTACGCGGCGAGGCTTTTCCTCCGGCCCGGAGTCGGCATCGGCCTCAACTACCGCGTGACCATATCGGGCGTAGCCTACAGGGTGGTGAAGATGATGGACGCGCCCAGGGTGACGGGCGCCCCGGATCACGTGGAAGCTTATCTCATCGAGGAAGAATGATGGCTGATAAAGGGGACATAAAGCTGAAGTTCGATTATAGCGATCTGTTCCACGGGCTGGACCGTTATCATGAGACAGTCCCGTATGCCGCGGCGGACGCGGGCCGGAAGATCGCGCACGACGGCCTGGGCAAGATGATCCAGGCCGCGCCAGTGTTGACCGGCTATCTGCGCGGTTCGGCATCGGCGCATGTGAACGGCGATTTCATCATGGCGGGACCTCCGCCGGACGAGGGCGCACAAGTTGCGGTCACAGGAGAGGTACCGCAGGGCAAGAAGCCGTCGGCCACGGTGATCCTGTTCGGCTTCAACGCCCATTACGCAGCCAGGCGCCATGAACTGGACGAACCTGGGACCAGGGGCGGCGGCGGCAAATACGTCGAGCGGGTGCTGCTCGAAAACACTCAGAGATGGATGCAATGGATTTCTGAGTCTATTGCCAGAGCGCAGGGATATGCAAAATGAGCCATCTTGCTGATGATATCGCGTCCGACATGATAGCGAATTTCGGCCTCATAGATCGAGTATATATAAACTCGATGGACGAGCGCGACGCGGAGTTCCCGCTGGTGGTTGTGACGCAGACTTCGGGCGCTCCCAACCGGATAGATTTCGCCTGGGCCGACGAGACCATACAGGTGTTGGTAACCTCAGCTCCCAATGATCCCGAGGGTGGCCTCGACCTTATCGAGCGGCTTTACCGCCGGTATCACGGTGCGCACCACCTCGATTTGGCGGGACACCAAATCAAATGGTCGGAGGCTTCGCAGAGGCCATATGCTTTAGGCAGAGACGATAAGGGCCGCGAGCAGTACGTTTTCAACCTCCTGCTCTCTTACAGGAGCCTGTAATGCTGGATCGCATAAAACGGCGATTGGAGAAAGCGCGCAGGCTGGGCTATATCGAGCGGCCCGCGCCGTTCGCGGTCAACCCGAAGATCCAGGGTCATGCCGTGCACGTTGGGGGCCGCGTTTTCAAAAAGGGAACGTGCTACGCCCCTGTGCTTGAGAACATATCGTCCGGAAAACTGGAGGAAATGATGTCGCTGAATTTCAATGGGCTGCCTTTTTTTGTGGAGCTATCTCCGCAAAAAGATGGCACTGATTACGGCTCGGGCCGTGGCGACGGATCAACCACTGAAGCGAAACCCGGGTCTGCCGGCGGAGGCATCTCCGCAAAAAAGGGAGGTAATTGATCATGGGAACACCGTATGGAGCAGGATTTGATAAAGCCAACATCCGGAACCTGCCGGGCTGTGCGTTCTGGACCGACGCCACCGGCCTTCTCTTCCTGGGCTACACCCAGGAGGGGGCCACTCTCCGGATCGAGGGCAACGTGCAGGAGGACACGGCGGACGAGGCGGGCGCTATGCCGCTCAACGTCAAGTACGGCGGCGAGCGGGCGGTGCTCTCCCTCATCATGCTCGAGACTACCAAGGATAAGCTGGTGAGGATCGATCCGAAACTCAACCTCGACGGCACGACTCTCAGAACGGGCAATGTGCCGGGTGCGAACATCACCAAGCGCGGCAAGGTGGTGCATCGGCCGTTCGCCTATCCTGCCGGCGAGGAAGACTTCGTCCTGAACGACGCGGTGCTGGTATCGGACCTCGAGATGATACACCGCCATGATGAGAACCAGACGCTGAGCTGTGAGTTCGTCGGCCTGGTGGATGAATCCGAAGAAAACGGCTCGATTCTCTCATCCGGTATAGGCAGCTAGTAGCTGCCGACGGAGCCGCGGGGCCATGCGGCCCCAGGCAGAAATAGACGCGAGATATGGGCGATAAAAAAGCACATAGCAGACTCGAGACCAGGGGAGGTCGCGCGACCGCAGCGCGCATAAAGTTCGTTGATGGGCCGGTGATCTCTTTGAGAAACTTCATCGAGATCATGCTGGGGATGCAGGCGGCGGTCGCGGGCGAGTCCCCGCGCGAGCGCTTCGAGGGCTATTCCATGATGGCGCGGGCGGTGGAGGAAAGCTATGGATCGCGGGGTGCTGCGGGTGCACTCGATGAGGCGCCGCTCGAGAGCATCCTCGTTCTCGCCCACCACTTGATAATTCAAATCCCGGCCGACGATCACGAGGTTTCCGGCGCATTCCAGCCCGAGCCAGGTACCAAGCCCGAGCTCTACACCCGCGAGCAGCTCATGCTGCCCGTCCATCGGACCTCAAGGCTCCTGGGCATTCCGGCCGCAGAACTCCTGGAGATGCCCATGCACAAGTACCGCCGCACCGAGAGGATGGCCGAAGCCCTGTGGGCCGGCTTCCGGGAAGACCTGCTCGAGGCGTTGATCTATCCGCACGTCACCAGGAACTCCCGCGAAAAAATTCGGGCGGGGTTTTTCGAGGTGATGGCGAAAATTAGGCACAAGGACGGCTCGCCATGGAGAGATCATTTTGCCCTGGCCAGAGAAAGAATGGGCATACAGAAAGGAGAAAAGGATGGAAAACATACCTGATGAAGCCAACGTGGTGATGCCCGAGCAGTGGAATCCGGCGGAGCCTCCGGAGGCTTTGCGGACGGACCGCGTGAAGATCGGCCCGCATCTTCTGGAAGTACAGCCGCTGAACCTCAAGCGTTTTGGCAGGCTTCTGCCGCTAATCGATCGCATCCGCAACAGCGAAGATCCGGTGATGGTTTACTGGCTCACCATCGAACTCGTGAAAGTGGCTGTTGTGAAAAATCTGCGGCACGCCTGGAAGCTCAGGAAGGCCTGGAGGGACGTGAGCCGCGAAGAGGTGATGGAGGCGTACGAGAGAATCGTCTCTATTTGGAATCTGTAAGAAGGATTTGAAAGTTTGAAGAGTATGAAAAAGATGCCCGGCGCGGGCCACATCTGTAAATCAACCGCGATTTCCACTTGCGGGCATAGGAACTCATACCATGAGTTTTGATGCGGGAGCGGTGGTCGCCCGGATGGAGCTTTCCCATCGCGAGATGGGCAAGGCCATCGCGCGGGTGAAGAAGGATTTCAAGGGTTTCGGCCAGGAATCCGAAAAGCAGGTGGTAAAGACCCGCAAGGCCTGGCTGTCCTTGAAAAGTGCCATTGCCGGCCTGGGGCTGGCCTACGCCATCCGGCAGATGGCCCGCTTCGGCGCCGAGGCGGTAAAGGACTTCGGCACCGCCGAGCGTCTGACCGAGGCCAATAATATCCAGCTAGAAAAATACGGCCGCACATGGGAGGACGTGAGGGCGGCCATGAAAAAGGCCACCGGCGGCGCGGTGTCCGACCTCGAGCTCTTGAAGCGCTCGGGCCAGGCTCTGACGCTGGGCCTCAAGCCGGATGAGTTCATCGAGATGGCGGGGATCGCCCGGGCTGCGGCGCGGGCGATGGGAGAGGATACCTCCCAGATGCTCGAGAGCATCATCACCGGGACTGCGCGGCAATCGAAGCTTTGGCTCGACAACCTCGGAATCATCATTGATACGGAAAAGGCTTACAAGGATTATGCCGCCGCAGTGGGAAAGAGCGTCAAACAGCTCTCCGAGCAGGAGAGAAAGCAGGCTTTTACCAACGCGGTTCTGGAGCGCGGCCGCGATATGGTAGCCGACCTGGGCGACGAGAGCGCTGACACGGCGATAGCAATAGAAAAAGCCACGGCGGCTTTTAATAATATGAAAATTGCCATCGGCAAAATCATTGCAAGCAAGGGGATACTTGGAGACACATTAACATTCTGGGCGACCCAGCTTGGAAAAATCTCGGATGCGCTGCTGATAAACGATGACTCTTTTGTGAAAGCCAGCGACAAGATGATAGAAGCCCAAAAAAAAGTAGAAGATTTAAAAAATAAAATAGCCTACGCGGAAGAATTTTATAGAAATGCCTCGGCTGTTAAAAAAATTTTTTATAAAGATGAAGAGAAATATTTGGAAAACCTGGAAGCACAGCTTGTTGTTGCCGAAGGATTGGCAAACGCCGCAAAGTTAGAATGGAATGCTGTAAGAAAAAGAACAATTAAAGAGCGCGAAATAGACGACGACGATGATGATAATGACGATGGCGATGGCGGCGAGACCGAAGAGGAAAAAAGGCTGCGGCTGGCGAGGGAAGAGGCCGCGGAAGAAGAGGCTGAGCGGCTCCGGCAGCAGTATCTGACTGAAGAGCAGATCGCGCAGGAGCATTATGACAAAACCCTCGAGATACTCCAGCAAGGCGATTTAGAAAAAGACGAGCTCAGAAAGGCCGAGATCCAGGCGGAGCAGGAACTCAACGACGAGCTGGCCCGCATACAAAAAGAGCGCACCGACAAGATGCAGGCCGCGCAGGAAAAAGAGATTGCCGCCAAGAAGGAAAAAATCGCCGCCTATAAACAATCGGCCCGGGTGGGCGTGCAGCTTTTGATAAATGACGTGGCCGCGCAATCCAAGATAATGGCCGCTTTCGAGGTGGCGGAAGGCACCAAGGCATTTGCAAAATTTCTCGAGACCAAGGACCCGACCTTTCTGCTCTCATCACTCCAGCACGCCCTGGCGGCCAAGCAGTACCTCGAGGCGGCCAAGTCGGGCGGAGGCGGCGGGGGCGGCCGCGGAGGCGGAGGCGGAGGCGTCGGAGGAGGCCGCCGGGATACCGAAACCCCCGGCCGCGAGGAGCCGGAACTCAGAGAGCAGCCGGCGGCGGCCTTTGAGGTGCATTTTCATGGAGGCTTTGCCACTGAAGAGGCGGTGACGGAGTGGACGGTCAACACCTTCGCGCCGCTGATCGAGAATGCCGTCAACGCCGGCAAACTCGAACTCAAGACAAAGCGAGAATAGCGGGGACGCCCCCGCGGGCGCACCCGGATGGATATGATGAATATATATCATAAATGGGGGTGGCCACATGGCCACTGAACCTCTCATAAAAAGGCCCCGCGTGGGATGGCGCGATCCGGAGGATGCCTTTGTGATCGGAGGCGACAATCGGAGACTATGCTGGTATGAGCGCCCCGGGCTACTCCTCACCGCTACCGTGACGATGGGGACATATTCTGACCTCGAGCTGGCCGCCGAGATCAAGGCGGCGATGGAAGCTGCCGGCTCGGAGAATTACGCCGTGTGGCGCGACGGTGATCTCGAAAGGTATTACTTCCAGATGATCTCTCCCAGCGCTTCGGCGATCTTCGCCCTGGGCGCGGCCTGCGCAAGCTCGATTTTCCCGACGCTTGGGTTCACCACCTTGCCGCGCTCGGGCGCGTTCATCTACCTGGGTGACATTCCCGTGCCTGACATAATGTACTTCGATTTTCTCGAGCCGGTGCGCTCGCCCGCCTTCACGCCGGACTTCAACGAACGGACGGACAATCGAAGCTACTCCGGCCGGCGCCGTTCGATGATGCCCATGGCCTTCACCCGGAAGTGGGAGGCCGAGGTTCGCTTTCCCAATTTTTCTCACCTCGACGATTTCTGGACCTTTCTGCAATGGGCGCTGAAAGGCGGAGCTTTCAGGTGGTGGCAGCACCAGGGAGCGTGGGGGATGCATCGGTGGGTGAAGGTGATGCTCGAGAACAAGGCCGAAGCCGTGGGCGAGCGGCTCCCACTGTTCAAAAACTTTACCTATAGGATCAAATTATTGCAAGCGGGGAACAATGATGGACCGATTGACCTGGAAGACCTGCAGGATCGCTAGGCATATACCTAGTCATGGAGCCAAATGGAGGGAATGATGATGAAATCAAAAACAGCAGTCCGCGCCGATAGCAAACGACTTCCAGAAATCAAGATCGGGTCACAGAGCTATGAGGTGGAAATTGTCCAGGCCGGTACAGGCATATCCGGACTCGAGTTAAATGAAAATGGTTGTATATACTACAAAGCCACAAGAATTTTCATTGCAAATGATTTATCGAATACGCGTTATCGCAAGACTCTACTCCATGAAATCATCCATGCCTTGTGCTTTGAAATAGGTTTGAAGGGGATCGGAGAGAAGGATGTGCAGAGTTTTAGTGAAATACTTTTGCACACCTTAATGGACAACCCTGAATATTTCGGCAAAGGCGGATTGTTCAATCCAGAGGGTGAAAAGTGAAAAGCACGTCACATGTGTTTGACGAGGCGGCTTCGCGCCGGGGGCGCGTACCGAGATTCATCCTGGATTTCACCGATCTCGGTATCGAGCTCATTTCATGGCGGGACCCGGCCAATCCCGATCGGTGGGACCTGATCGAAAAGGTGCCCTCCTGGACCGGCTCGGTGCGTCCCAATGAGGGCCGGGCGGATGTGTCCGGCGTCACCGTCACCGTGATCGGAGACGAGCGTTTCCACCAGCTCCTCCCTCTCATAAAAAAGGAGGAACACGTGCAGCTTCTCGGCGGCTTTGAGGGCATACCCGAGACTGATTTCACCTCTCTCATAACCGGCTTGGTGGAGGACTGCGAAGAGTCGGATCACGGGTTATGGAAAATCAAGATCAACGACTTACGCTACTACAAGATCGCGCAGGTGATGAGGAGCTTCGGTGCCACCCATCTCGATGGCGCAATCGCCGCAGGCGACGCGATCATTGCAGTTGACTCGACCGACGGCTCGATAATCGGCGACAAAGGTTTCCACGACCCGGCTGGCGCAGGCGACGGCCTCACTTATGCGCTTCTGATAGATGACGAGATATTGGTGCCGACGGGATACACCGCCAATTCCTTCACCGGCTGCGCCCGCGGCCAGTACGGCGTGGCGGGAGGCTCGGCGGCCTCGGCCCACGACGACGGCGCACAGGTGCGCGAACTGATCATAATCGAAGATAATCCGGTAAATCTCTTTCTGAAACTCATGTGCTCGACCGGCGCGGGAACCAACGGCGATTATGATGTGTGGGAGTCTGACCAGGGGCTGGGGGTGGACCAATCCCTGATCGATATAGAAAAATATGAGCGCGAGCGTAACCGTTTCATCCCCACGGACACTCTCCGTTTTGTGCTCAAGGAGCCGATAGATGATTTCAAGAGCTGGAGCGAGGGGCAGATTTTCCGGGTGATGAACGCATATCCGGTGGTGTCGGGCGACGGCGCCATCAGCCTGGTCTTGTATCACATGCCGTTCGCCGAGGACCCAGACGAGTTCACCGAATCTCATTTCACCCGCTTCTCAGGCTGGTCGCGCGGCCTGAAGGAAGTCGTGAACAACGCCCATGCGAAATACGACAAGTCGGTGATTGACGGCGAGTACAAGCTGCAGCGATTCGATCTCGAGGCCTCTTCGATCAATCGGCACGGCTTATCAAAGGCGTGGAAGCTTGAGTCCGACGGCCTTTACTCCGATCTCCAGGCCGAGGCGATTGTCGAGCGGTTGATCACCCGGATGTTTTTGCGCTATGCCGACGGGCCGGTGTCTTTCAGGGCAAGAATAGACTTCGGCCTGTTCCGCTGGGACCCCGGCGACATCGTATCGGTCACACTTGATTTTCTCACCGATATCGCGCGGGGAGCGCGGGGAGTGGCCGCCGACTTGATGGAGATAGTGCGCGTGCGTCCCGATCCGGACCGCGGAGAGATAGACATCGAGGTGCTGGATAGCCGACTCGAGGGCAAAGGAGGAATGATCGCCCCGAATGGCTGGCCGACTTATGCGGATGCGGACGAGGAGGAACGGAAGTGGGCATATATCTGCAATACCGCCACCGAGCTAATGCCGAACGGCGATCCTCCCACTTTGATCATTTAGGAGGTTTTCGG